CCCATGCCAAATCCAGACTGCCCAGTTGGGAGTCCACAATACAATCTTGGAAAAAGGTTCAGGAAAGCAGCTAGAAATAAAAAACGCAAAGGCGGGACAGGTTGGCAAGGAAGAGTTTAGGAAATTATCATGAGAACAGTATTCAGACCATTTTGTAAAGTTTTAAAAGTATTCGAAGGTACAACCTCTGGAATTCAATTACTTGATTCCTCAGGAAATCCAGTAAGTTGTAATTTTGTTTCTTTAGAAACTAGTTCTGGTGTGGATGATTCTAGAAATGGTCTAATACTCTTAGAACCTTCTGGTATGACTACTGGTGTTCCAGAAGGTCCTAGTGGTATAGTAGACGGAGGAGCTTCCTCTATGACTGGTTCTGGCATGTTAGGAGACATGTGTAGATCTAATAATGGGGTTGCTCAGTTAGTTTTAGGGATAGGGGATCGAGTAAAGGCTATTAATGTTACCAATACTACATTAGAGGACTCTGGGAGTCCCCCTACGGGAGATGGCGACCTTGCAGTTGTATGTTTTATAACATATGGAAATGTGAATGTTCAAAATCCACTTAAAGATGTTCAGTATGGACGAGGAACTTAATTATGAAAAATAAAGAAATGGTTATGTGGGCTCTTTTAGGGCTGTTGGTCTTCTCTAGTGCGTACTTGCACTTCGGAGATAAAGACGCTTGTGGTTGTGATTCCCGTGTTCAACAGCGGGTTGATCGTATGAGAGGGGGTCCTGATAGAGTACCTAGAGCTTGGGATGCAAAGTCTGAGAGGAAGACTACATGGCCCACAAAGAAAGAGGAAAAGCGTAAAGTTAAATGAGATTCTATGGGCCTGGGCCAGTAGGAGTAGTGACTCCTGGGATGAGAGATATAAGAATCCCTTATGCAAGTGCCGGAAGGGTAATTTATGGAGCCGATGGAACAGCGGCTATGAGTCTTACTGCTAACTCTGGAGAATTATATGAAGGGGATGCAGGGAATGATGTCGTAGTAACTCTTTATAGGGTAGAGGGAGCTAGGTTTGTACTTAACTTCTGGAAGTCCAGAACAGGGGTTAAAATAGGTGAGAATGTTGTTACTGCTTCGGGACTTGCAGATATAGCAAATGTGTTTAATGCTAATGCAGTTCTGAGTAGGCTCTTTTCTCTTAGACCAGCGAATACCACAGATCGGACTATAGATGCTGGTATGACAATGGCAGATGGGCAATCTATGTCGGGGGGACAAGGATGAGAATTACCGAGAAGTATATGCTTCGACCGTGCGCTCGCTGTAAGAACGGCTGCTGACTAAACTTCGTGGTCGCTAAGAGCCAGTTTCCAGGTAATACAGTAAAGTAGCCAAGCTGCTGCGGATCCTAATACCGCATCAAAGAAGAAAAATCCTGTAGGAGAATTCCAAAAAGAAAGAACTAATCCTACCCAAAAGCCCATACACATAGGGCAATGGAATAACTCTCCTAGTTTAGCGTTAATCTTTGTAGCTCTATCTCTCCAAGATGTACCCATCTTAGATATTGTTATAATATTGGTAATACCAAACGCTACTAAACAAAATAGTAATAAGTCTAACATATTATTGGAAACTCCTCTTTATTTTTTTCTATAAATGATTGTCTATTTTGATGCCACGAATCTCTTCCTGCTAATTCCCCTCTAGAGTGATGAATAATGTGTAAGGGAATAGTTTTATTTATATATCCTTTCTGGTGAGCCGAGTATGTGTAATGAATATCATAAAAATCCCAATCCCCCTTTAGGTACTCAGGCTTTTCCAGACTTATCTCTTTGAGTACTTTTGCCTTAGCTGCCAGGAACAAACCATCTAGGACTACTACTCGCCCATTTTCCCCATAGAAAGTATTCTCCAACTTTTCTGTCTCCTTTTCAACATGGAAGACTTTGCCTTTATGATACCCTTGTTGCCATCGAGAATGATCCCACCAGACGGCATCTTTATCTAAGTAAGTTGTTCCCGCAGGACCCACAAAACCAGTTTTATTAGTTATATTTTTTTGTAAAACACTCTTGAAAGTAAAGAATGGCATTTTTATCTCTACATCATCATGAGACAATATTATAATATCGTCAGGGTTAGGATCAGTTCGTTTAAGAGCCTTTGCATAACCAGAAAAAATGGATTTCTGATTAACTAATAATTTTACTTCTATAAAGCAAGACGCTAAATATTGTATATATCCTTTTGTTACATCAGACAGATTCTTACTTCTAGTGCAAATAAAAGCGTGTATTTTCTGAGTAGGCATATAATATGATAGAAATGGAAGCCGAAGAATTACTAGAAGAATTTAAAAAATGTAAAGAAGATCCCATCTACTTTATATCTCGATACATAAAGGTGGTTCACCCTATGAGGGGGCTTGTACCCTTTGATCTATACCCATTTCAAAAAGAGATTGTATCTAATTTAGAAACTCATAGATTCAATATTTTAAGGAAGTTTAGACAGGCTGGTTGTACTACTATTGCCTCTGCTTACTCCTTATGGATGGCTTTGTTTAAAAAGCACCAAACTATTGTGATTCTTTCTAAGGGAGATGTTGAAGCTACTGAGGTACTGGAGCGTATTAAGGTGATGTATGAGGAGCTACCAAGCTTCCTGAAGCCAGGGATAGAGGAAAGCAATAAACATACCTTTAAACTTAAAAGTACCTCTGTGATCAAATCCAGGCCCTCTGGGAAGCAATCAGGTCGCTCCCTAGCAGGATCTTTGTTGATCATTGATGAAGCAGCATTCATTGAATTTGTGGATACTATTTGGGCTGCGGTATATCCCATCATCTCCACAGGGGGACGGGTTTTTGTTCTTTCCACCGTTAATGGTGTGGGTAACTGGTATCATACCAATTATATTCAGGCTGTCCATAAAGAAAATTCCTTTAATGCAATAGACATCAACTGGGAAAGCCACCCAGAATACAAGAGACAGGCTGGATACGAGCATCTGTATAAACAGATGGAAGAAAAGGGTGTATTCGTAGATAAGTGGGAAGAAATAACAAAGAAGAATATGCCTGTTCGCCAATGGTTACAGGAATATCAATGTGAATTCTTAGGTACTGGTTCTACTTATCTTGATGGAGAAAATCTTAAAATGCTTGTAGAAAATCAGACTATGGAGTTTGATATTAAGTATAATAATAGGATGCGTGTATGGAAGGATCCTGAACCATACTATGATTATGTCATAGGAGTAGATGTAGCTTTAGGACGAGATAGGGATCATTCTGCTTTCCATATAATTAACCGATATACAGGAGAACAAGTAGCAGAGTTCTATTCTAATAAAACTCCCATTAATGAATTTGCTGAGATCATAGCGGCTGAGGGAAACTACTATAACTTAGCTCATGTGATAATTGAAAGAAATACTATAGGAAATAACCTGATTGATTGGCTTTTTAATATCTTAGAGTATGAAAATCTTTGGATGGAGAGCAATGGAGATTTTGGAGTCCAAGTGAGCAATAAAAATAGGGAAACTTTATTGGCTAGAATGGAAGAATTTATTCGTGTTAACGCTATTAAGATTAATTCTAAAAGAACGGTGGATGAATTACTAACTTTTATTATAACTAATAGTGGTAAAGCGGAGGCTGATATGGGAAAAAATGATGATTTAGTTATGAGTTTAGCTTTAACTGTCCATATTTTGTTTACTTTATCTGAATCTGATCCAATAGAGACCACAGCAGGACTAAATAAAGAGGCAGATAAACCATTAGCTGCCATAATGGCTAGACAACAAGCCACATTAAAATCTTATGGTGGTGTTACTAAAGAAGATATAAAATGGCTGATGAAGAACTGAAAAACCCAGAAAGAATAGATGAGTTTGGAGAATCTGAGTGGGGAGGGACTCCTAATAGATCGGGAGCCTATTTCTACCCTACAGGAAGATTAGGAAAGTTTTTATCTAGATTCTTTGCTACAAAAGCACAACCTTATGTTGCTAGACAAGAGCAGGATGGGATGGATAGTCCCGTTACTCCTGCGCCTCTCGCTGGTGATACGGTTGTACAGTCGGATACCATCAAGCCTACAGGACCCGCTGGGTCTATTCTCCAGGCTACTCGCCCTGTAACTCTTCCTGAGTTAGAAAAAAATAGACAAAAACGGTACAAAGAGTACGCAATGATGGATGAATATCCAGAAGTAGCCGCTGCTTTTGATATCTATTCTGACGATGCTACCCAAAGGAATACTAAGGGTGAGCGATGGACAATTCTTACGGATCATCCTGAAGTGCAGAAAACAGTAAAAAACTTATTTAGAGATATTAAACTAGACAGAGTGTACTGGGATATTGTAAGGAATACTGTAAAGTATGGAGATGCTTTTTGTGAAATAATTACTGATGTTAATCACGCTGACAGGGGAGTTCAGAGACTTAAAATCCTTAATCCTCATTTTATTTTACGGGTAGAAAATGAATATGGCTATCTAACGGATTTTCTTCAAGAGATCCCCGATAAGGGGGACTGGGATGCTTATGGGTTGCAAGGGGAAGCCATGAACAATGCAACCTATATTACGCTGGATAAGAACCAAATTATCCATTTCAGACTTTTTACCTCAGATCCTTATTTTTATCCTTATGGAAAGTCTATCGCAGCCTTAGCAGTTAGAATCTTCCGTTCTTTGAAAATGATGGAAGATGCTATGATTATCTATAGATTGTCTAGAGCCCCTGAAAGACGCATTTTCTATGTGGATGTGGGTAATCTTCCCACCAATAAGGCTGAAATATTCATAGAGAAGTTGAAACAGAAATTTAAGAAAGAAAAGTATTACAATACCCAAGTAGGAGGAGTCGATGAGAGATACAACCCGCTTTCTATGGATGAGGATTTCTTTGTTCCTACAAGGCAAGGAGGGGGAACGAAGATTGAAACTCTTAGAGGAGCAGAAAATCTTGGAGAAGTTGATGATGTTAAGTACTTCAGAGATAAACTACTTGCCGTTCTTAAAGTCCCCAAAGATTATATCGTAGAAAAAGACCAGTCTCCCGAAAGGAAGGCTAATTTGTCCCAATTAGATGTTAAATTTGCTAGAACCATTATTAGGGTTCAGCACAGCATTGAGGTTGGTTTAGAGAGTATAGCCAAAAAACATCTTAGATTATTAGGATTCCCTGAAGCCATGATTAAAGGGCTTCAAATAGAGCTTCCTGATCCTTCTGATATGTATACTAAGAGAAAATTAGATATTGACGCTCAGAAAGCAACTGTGGTACAACAAGTTGTAGGCTTAAACTTATTCCCTAAATCACATATTTATAAAGAATACTATAATATGACTGACGCAGAGATAGAAACTACTTTGCAAGCCATTGAGGACGAAAGTGCAGCCATGAGCGAGGAACAGATGGCAGCACAACAGGACAACATGCAACAAGGTCCTGTAGGGGCAGAACCTCCTCCGTTACCAGGAGGGGAAGGCACAGTACCCGCTAATGAGGAAAAAATAAAGAGACTTAGAAAATTTATTCTCACAGAAAACCTAGATAATAGTAAAGTGAGAATTCTAAAGAGAATTTATACTAATTCAGAGGAACGAACAGATGTATGACCATATATTCGAAAATAGAAATAAAAAACTTAGTAATCTTATCAGGTTAGGTGATTGCTTGGGAAGATCCTTAAGAGAGAATACTATTTTATTCTCTATTGATGATGAGAACTCTAGAGCATTGTATCTGACGGAAAGTAAGAAGATAATTTCAGGAGATTTTTCCTTTACTGATGGGATTAAGCTTGATTTTATTGTCGTAGAAGATTTCGATGCTTATTCAGATGAAAAACGATTTGATGGTTTTA